GCTTTTGATTTGTACCTTCAGGTCTCCGGCTGGGCAGTGAACAATGAAGTCCCAAGGCATAGGTGTTGTTGGTGTGTGTGGCTCGAAGTCACGCTCTAAACATTCAGCTATGAACCGTGTCTCAGCTATCGCTCCGATCCGTTGTGCATTTGAACTTGGCATCTTATCGTTGTATTGTTGTCTCCAGTCGTAGTTAACTGTAAGGTCTTGTGTATCATAGACATTGGCAAGGGTAGTGTACATATCATATTCTATCTCGTTCATGTTAGTGTGTCTCCGCCCAGTTGTTACCGATCTTAAACTCACCGTCTAAACGTACGTTCAGCTTCAGTTGTTTACCTGCGTGTTGGATAGATTCGACTGCTAACTTACCAAACGTTTCTGCTTTATCAGGTGTTACCTCTGCTTGGAACTCGTCGTGGATATTCGCAACAAAAGCATACTCTCTGCCGTGCTGCCACCTCAATCCATTCAACAAATGAAACAGTTGGATCAACGCTACTTTCATACACACAGCCCCTGCCGATTGTAATAACATATTCAGTGCTGCGTGACTACTGCGTATCGGTAGGATGCGTCCGTCTAAACCGATCAACTCTCCACCGTTCTTTACCTTTCGTTGTACATCAGCTTGTAAACGAGCGAGTGCTGGTAAACTGCTGAAGAACTTACGCTTTAGTTGTTGTCCGAGCTGTGCGTTACCACCTGCTATGTTACCAATCTTCTCGTCACCTGCTCCGTATAACAAAGCGTAGATGAATGTCTTAGCTTGGTCACGTGTCTCAAGACCCGCTGCCTTTTGATTGACTGTGTGTACATCTCCTTCCGTTACGATCTTAGCGTACTGTCCACCGTCGTAGAACGCCATGTAGTGAGCAAGCATACGAAGCTCAAGTCCTGATGCGTCACACCCTACTAACTTGTAACCGTTACGTGCTTTGAATAACGCTCGACACTCCGCTCCGAACTCAGCTCGTACACTTGGTACTTGTGCTACATTTGGATTGCTGTGTGTACATCTACCTGTGACTGCTCCGTTGGTGTTGACGCTACCGTGGATCACTCCGTTCTTTTGTAGCTTGAGCCACGCTTGTTGACCTTCTGCTAACTGACCTAGTCTTTTCTGTACCAATAGATACGATAACAAATCTCCAGCAATAGGGTGGTCGATACCACGTAATACTGATTCATCTACCTTATAAGATACTCCGTCGTTCTCAGTAGGCAGTTCATATCCAAGGCCCATCAATCGTTCAGCGATCTGCTTACGACTGCCAGGATTAAACGGTATCTCTTTCACAGCGTTGCCTTGTTTCTTAGCATCCTTTACCAGCGTCTGTTTCAAACCACGACTCTTCAGCTCCTGTTTCAATTCGTTCTTTGTCTTACGACTGATAACTTCAACGCCATCTTCTCTCTTAATCTCAAGCGTCCACCCTGCCGGACTCTTCATCTTGACTTGTGTTGGTTTCCAAGCGTCTTGTAATTCAGTGGTCAGCTTCGCTCGGATACCCATCAGCTTGGCAGTCAGTACGTCTGCTTTATCCAAGTCGAACTTAAACCCGTGTCGCTCTTGCAGACTGATAACAAACTTGAACCAATGCTCAATCGCTATCATCTCTTTGCTTGGGCTCTGCTTGAATAAGTAATCGTACAGCAACTGAGTAACAATAACATCACGCTCACAGTACTTCCGCATCTCATCGTTGTACTCATCGAACGCTCCGTCTTCCTCTCCGTACGTCAGCTTTGTTGTGCTACCCATCCGGTGTCCCCACGCTTTCAACGAGTGACTACCAACAAGTGCTTTATCGAATCCGTTCCGTCCGAAGTCATCGTTCCGTAGATCAGGAAACACACACCGACTGACAACTAATGTATCTAATACTTTTACTAGTGGTGGTGAGAAACCGTACAGCTTCTTGAGTGCTGGTATATCGAAGTCAATGACGTTGTGTCCGACTATACGATCTGCTTTCTGTAGCTCTAACAATCCACGCTCAATACTTTCCCCGTGAAACGTCAGCATCTTAGGGATCATTGGATCGTAGATAGATAGACAATGGACGGTGTGAAGGTCTGAGTAGGTGGACCAATCGTTAATGGCGTTGGTCTCTATATCAAAGAATAGTGTGCGGGTCATAATGCAACCTCCGGCGTAAAACCGTAGTCCTCTAATGTGGGTAATTTAGGTTTCTTATTTTTGTATAAATCTTTATTCTTATTACGGTGTATTATTCGCTGAGTCTCGACCCAATCGTTTATAATTTTATCACAAAAAAAGTACACTTCATTTTCCCATTTATCTTCTTCTTGCGGCATCCCGGCGTTGTATAAATGCCATAAATATTTAGGCATCTCTACTTGCAGCCAAAAACCACACAGCCTTCCGTTATCTTCATCGTACTCTGGTTCATGTAGTCTGTGCTTTTCCTCCGTGTATTCGTATTCATCTATCATGTGACTCCAATAGTAGCTTTCTCCTGTAGGTTTGTTTCCGCAATGGTACTCTATATCTTCTATGTGCCACCATGTTGTGACTGCTTGGTTTTCTATATCTATTTCGTATTTCATTATTTAGAATGGGTTATTGGTTTCGTTGTTATCATTAGTTGGTTTGAACACATCAGGAGTGTACCGTCCAGTGTCTCCACTATAGTAGAGTGTGTCGCAGTGTCCTGTCTGTCCGCTGAATCTGTTCTTCAGTACTCGGACTCGTGTCTCGTTGCTTATTGTTTCTGATTGTTGGTTACGTTCCAAGCCGATCACCATGTCCGATAGCTGTGCGATTGCTTGGCTACCTCTTAGGTGGTGCAGACTTACTCGTCCCCCCTCTTCGTGTCCACTATCAACACGCTTCAAGTGAGATACAAGTACCATACCACACCCTGTCTCTTCGACAAGACTGCGTAGCTTAGTCATGGTGTTGTCGATCAATCGTCGCTCGTCGTCTCCTTGGATGCCACTCACAACAATCGATAGGTGATCCAAGAATATCCACTTACAATCGTACCCCTTAACCAAGTACTTTATCTTACCTAGTAAGTTGTCGCTATCCATCGACCCGAAGTGATCGTAAGTGTAGAAGTTCCCGTTACCTACCGTCTCTTCAAACGCAGGTCGCAGTACCTCCTCACTTGTATCGTCTTCCTCAAGGTGGATAGGTTTGTTGATGTGGATGCCCATGATACCAAGAGCTGTGCGTCGTACCGATTCTTCAAGAGCTATGTACCCTACCTTCTCGTTAAGTCCAAGGATGTGGTGTGCGATCTCTCTACAGAATAACGACTTACCTATACCACTACCTGCACACACAGTAACAAGTTCTCCTTGTCGGAGTCCAAGTGTCAGCTCGTTCAGTCCAGCATACGGATAAGGTATAGATTTACTGTGTTGCTTATCAGCGATAACATCCCACAACTCTTTACCGTTTACGATGCCGTCTGGTCTGTACTCTCGTGCGTCGAACAAGCAACTGACTAACTCCTTTGCTCGCCCAGCTACTAACATATCAGACGGATCCTTCAGTGGTATCTCTGCGATGTAAGCTTTGCCAGGTGTAAGAAGTGCCGCACATTCTGCTGCTCCCTTCCGTCCGACATCGTCCATATCAAAACAGAAGACGACTTGTTCGTACCTGTCTAACCAATCGATTGCTTGAGCTACATATTTCTTAGCTGCTCCTGCTCCGTTCGGTACGCTGACAACAGGCCACTTGTTATCCATTGCTTGACTGGTACTAAGAGCGTCGATCTCTCCTTCCACTACAATGACACGACGACCGCCGTCTCGCCAAAGGTGCTGACCGTACAGTCCAAGTAGCTCTCCTTTAATGTGGAACTTCTTGTTAGGTGTACGAATCTTTTGTCCGCACGTCTTACCGTCCCGTGTTTTATAGTTAGCTATCTGTACAGGCTCACCGTTATACACACCACACCAGTACCCCCACTTCCGACAAGTGTCTTCGGTGAGGTTGCGTCGTGCTATTGCTTCTGGTTCTCCTCGTACGTAATCTCTCGGTGTTGGGGAGGTGGTTTGGTTCTTCATTCGTCCGGCTCCAACGTGATCGTCGCAACTGAAACAGTGGGTGCTACCGTCGTCGTTGGTGGACAATGCGTCACTTGATCCGCACTTACTGCATGGTTGATGGGTTGTTGTGAAAGCCATGATTTAGGTATAGTTTTGTTTGCATATTGTATATTCTTTTTCTCACACCATTTAGCGTAGGTGGTGTCGCTTCCCTTACGAATCTTATTAGAAGCATTCATAAATACTAGTCTTATGTCTAGGTGTGGGTGTTGTTCACGAACTAGTAAATGCTTCGTTCTATCCTCCACCGTCCATACACCCTTAGCTTCTATGATGATGCCGTTGGGTAGTATGAAGTCAGGAGTGTAAGTTGCCGTCTTAGTGTATTCTAACTTTAACGTTTCGTATTGGAAACTGACACCACCACGCTGAAGTTGGTGTGCTAGTGTAGCTTCGAATCCGGATCGGTAATTAGAAGTTCGCTGTGAGCGTTGTCTCTTCTTCTTCCGCATCAAAAGCTCCGGTCAAGTCTTCACCTCCGTTAGCGATGTACCCTTCTTCTGAAGTAAATCCAAAAGCATCTGCACTTGGACTGTTTACACCACCGTTAGATAGCTCGATCACTTGTACTGCAGACAACTCAAAGGTCACCCCAAACCCCTGACTTGCTACGTACCAGAACTTCGGACGAAAAGCTACGTTCACTTTGGAACCGCCCCATACTTGTACATCTTCCGGTAACTTATTACCTTGGCTGTCGAACAGAGCGATAGATAACTTGTACTCACTGCCGTCCCGTCTTCTGCCTCCAGCTTTCAGCTTGGCTTTCAACATGTGTCCGCCATCCACCTCGCTAAAAGGTAAGCCCTTCTGCTCGATCTTTTTACCGGGGTTAGCTTCCATGATGTCTCGTAACTCAGCCTCGTATAACGGCTTTAACTTCTGTACGATTCCTTGTTTTGTTTCGTCGTCGATAACAAGATCACAACTCCATACTCCGTACTCATCAAACCGTTTGTTAGGTTCATTCAAGTGGGCGTATCTAGCTGTGCCTTGTGCTTTTATTATGTCGTGTTTCTTACGTGCTTTTACCATTTCTCTTAGTGTGTTATTGGTTGTTAAGATAACAGATACTGCTGGCGTTTTACTGCAGAGACGTCAAGGTCTCCAAGCTCCGGCACGTCCGGCAATACTGCTTCTGGGTTGTTGTTGATTTGCTCCATTCGGAACTCAGTCAGGAGATCAACAGAAAAAGTCTTTGTATACATCTCTCGTACAATCGTATTCATTCTTCGTACATTACAAGCGTGGGTCACAAAGCAGTCATGTATAGTAGCGAGGTCAAAGTCAACTTCATTAGCTACTTGATGTACGATACACGCATCTAAGCTGTGGATAAAGTTAGCAGTGATAGAGTTACATTGTCCCCTTTCATTGATGGTATCTACCAACTCTTCAGCTTGTATACTTATGCTTAAGTTCTGAAACACAGATTGTACTTCTACTTTTTTATACTTACGGTAGCTTTGTACCACTTTGAATCCAGTAGGTGTAGACCAGGTGATCGGTTCGTCACACCCTAACCCACGTACACAAGCACGAAGGAACTTCATCACTCTGTTGACTGGACGACACGCTTGGTCTGCTAATCGATTGACGATCTTACATAAATAGATAACAGCAGTTAACATCTCACCAGTCGATGACCAGTTGTGGTTCACTCCGATACTTTTAAATACATCTTGTACGAGGTTGTAGTGAGTAGCACCGTATGGTCTGTTCATGATGGCAAGCTTCGCTAACTTCCGGCTGATGCCAAACTTCAACCACCCCTGTGCAATCACACTACCGTCTGCCTTTAACTCCTCGTATACTTTATCAGCAAACTCTTGGTACATATCATTCGCTCGGTCCTCCTCCACCAAGTTACACATCCTCCCCGTCTCTTTGTCCCGCAGTAATAACGAAAGGATTTGCATACCATTGTTGGAGCAGTCTTGTCGGACGGGTAGATACGATACATATCCGTATCCCTCTTCAGTGAACTGCTTAAACTCCAGACAGAATCGAAGGAAACAAAACGGATCAGCTGCCTCAGTCCACCAATCGGTTCCGTGTGGGTCGTTCGCTGCTTCAAGTATAAAGTTCTGACGCTTACCCACCCACTCAAGTCGCTCCGCTCTTGTACCTTTTACGCCCCACATGTTAGCACCGTGTATAAGTACAGCTTCCAAGTCCTCTTCATCCACCACTTGTTGTCCGTTGCTGAAGTCCAATAAACTCTTTGCTAAATCAGAACCTTGTGGATGGAGATAGTACGGAATAGCGTACACTCTTCCCCGGTAATCACAACGATACGGAAAGTAAAACTTATCCCACTCACTATAAAGCTTGGCGAGGTGTAGAATACGCACGGTCAGGTAACGTTTACTGCTGTTCGCTTCGTTCATCTGCTTGATGTCTTTTTGCTTCAGCTTCCACGCCCGTAACTCCGTCTCGTCATTACCTGTATAGTACGGTTGCTCTGGTATCTCACTAAAGTTCGGTATGTTTCCAACCACTCGTTTGTTGTCGTAACATTTTCGGACAATAGATAACATGTCATCGTTGATCTGCCACGCTACCTTCTGAAGTTTATTAACAGCACTGAATGCGTGCTCGTAAGATCGCTTGTGTTCTTTGAACCAAGACAACGGTTTACCTGTGAAGAACTCCTGTGGTGGCATATGCTTTAAGCTGTACCCTCCACCCACTAACTCGTACCAATCACTCGGTTCGTCAGGCAGTGCCATCTTAAATACACGGGTCGTTTCTTTCCAAGCATCAAATCGTTTTACCCAGTCCGTATACTCACCACTCGGTACACAGATACGCTCAGGTTTGTGTCCCTTCTGAGTGCCAACAGCAAAGCCGATCTCCCAAATGCCCGTCTCAACTCTTATCTCTTCTAACAACCAAGCACCAAGTCCTGCTTTACACTTAGTATCCCACAGCGTGAACCGTTCCTCTTCGTAATCGTAAAACTGCTTGAGCTTCATCGCTTTGGATCGGTCATCAAGAGCAAGTAAATCTTTCTTGTGTGGATGCATCAGCTCCATTGCTTTATCCCATCGTGCCTGGTTCTCAAATGCTTTTCCGATCTTATATGCCATCCGACCAACAGGTAAATTGAATTGAAGGTTATCAAGCACGGTCTGTAAAGCCATCGAAGCTATTTGGTACGGACACATATCAAGTACAAAGGTAAGGAACAACGGTGTAGTGTGTTGTGTGTTCCCTCCAAATGTGTACATGAAATCATCCACCCGTTTACCCAACCTTGGAGCCATGACTCGTAGCAATCTTTTAGCTGATTCAGTTTGAGATGACTCGCCTTCTGCTCGGAGCTTTGCTTGTCGGTTACGATATTGTGCTCGTCCCCACTCCCTCATCCGCCAAGTCGGTCCTCTGGTCTGTTTCTCTTCGGTCATAATGATAACTCTAATTGTTCAGGTCTTATCCAAGCAGCAGCACTTTGATCACTCTCTATGTAATCAGCAATAACTGCAGCTCGTTGTCCCCTAGTAGGTGAAGGATAATATCCAAACTTCTCACAGAAAAATCCGTTCCGCTCAGCGTTGGTAGAATCCGCACTTTTAATCGGTAACTTTGTATATACTTTAGGGTTTAACATACGCAAGCCATGCATACGTGTCTTTGGTTTACCTCTTTCATCAGTAGCTACATCCATAATTTCATTCATCCGTTTCCACCAAAGTTTTGAGTTGGGTTGTGAGTACTCGCCACTACTTCCGATACAGATGTAATCATATTCATTGATCAATCTTTCCAATCGGTCAAGACTTTCATGCATGTGGTACACTGGTACTCCTAAATGTTTAGGTAATGTCCAAGCATTTAACCAGTCATCATTCTCTTCCTCCGATCCATCAATAACATCAGGCATTACTGCCCAATCAAACGCTGGGTGATGCATCCACTCACTAACGAATGACAAGTACCCATCCATATCAAATGTCTTGCCTTGTTTCCACGCTGTGAATGCTCCGTTATCCAAGCAAAAGGATGAACATACACTAGCAAATAAAGGTAACTTGTCACAAGCTGCGTAGCTAACAAAACAGTGTCGTCCCTTAGCTAATGTAATCCAGTCTCTACTGGTACCTGCCCCTGCCATGCCGTGATAATGTATCATGCTTTTAAAGTAGGATCGAAGTCAGGAAACTCTATGTTGTTTAAAGCTTCTTCAACTGTTGGAAAGATGTGACAAGCGTGATAACGAATCCAAGGAGAGTGACTGTTAGTTACTACGATGATTTGTTTTTGTAGTGACCAAGCAAACATGATCTCCATTGCTGTACCGTAACTTGGAAAGTCGCACTTAGCTAACACAGTATCGCAACTCATTATCCATGTCTTATCACGCTTAACAATTTCTGTTGGTGCTTCCGCTCGTCTCTCGTGTCCACGGTAATCAACATCAGTAGGTGCGATAGACATGATATTCTTTTTGCGTAGTAATTTCTGCGTTGCTTTACGCCATCTAATACAAGTGTCGTCTTGCTCGTATATCGGCCCCGCTAAATAAATTAATCTAGCTTGTATCATCCCTGTACCTCCGCACACATTCCCACTTTGCAAACCTTTACTGATTCTAATTTTATATGACTAGGAAATCTGCTTTCAGATAACCTCAAGAATATGTGTCTAGCTATAGCTTCAGCCGTTGTCTTGTCCATGAACTCGTTCAAGTATGAATGATCTAAGTATCCAATAACATGTTTGCACTTCTTCTGAAATTCTCCTTGCTCCATTAACCACCCATATCTTTGGTCAGGTTCTCCGCTAATCGTTACGAATACTTCGTGGCTGTGTCCGTGAATAGTAGCGTTTTCTTTTCCGATGCCGTCTAATCGGTGTGCAGCTTCAAATGTAAATCTCTCTGTTACTTTAGTTTTCATTATTGATAGTAGTTATTAAACCAGCTCTTCGGTTGGTGTCTTTGTTTGCTTGTACGATACGGTATCAAGTTTCCGTCTTGGTCACGTACATAGTTTCCGTTCTCATCCATCTTGAAACCAGTTATCTGATTGTTAGCGTAGAAGAAGTCAAAGCCTCGTTTAATCTCCTCGTGATCCACTCCACTCCAGTCAAACGGAAGGTCAGTTGGTTCGAAGTCTGCGTACGTCTCGTTCACTTAATAATTCGGTTCGTATGATGTCTGCCTCCGCTTCCCAAAAGATACCGTCACAACCACGCTTCGATGTCTCGGTATTTGAGGTGGTGATCGTCGCAGTAGTCCTTTTGGTCGTCGATGTTGTCCATTTTACGCATCGCTTCAAGGTGTTCTTCAAGTTCTTCATCGTATTCATTATCATATGGGTTGTGTCGGTTAAGCCATTCATCATAACCGTAAATCGTTCGGGTAAATAATCCTGTTGGTATCACATCTCTTTTCATAACATATCGTACGCCCACGCAAAGATCAGTAAGCCAGCGATAACAAACATTCCAAAGGTAAGTACGCTCATTCTTTGTCCTCCTGTTGTTGTTTCTCCCTTTCGAATTGCTCACGCTCTAGCTCAAGCAGTCGTTCACGGACACTTAAGTTATCAGGTAGGCGATGCTTAAGCTTTAGGTAATGTTGGATCAAAGCCTCAAGGGACTGGTCGCATAGGTCGTTCATAGGTAAGAATTGGTGGTCGGTTAGGTTGTTATCGGATTGCATGTATCGCAGAGATTGGATTCGTTTTCTCGCAAGTGCAAGTCTGAATCGCACTCTTTGCATTTTTTACGAGCAGGTAAGGATCGGTTCAGCTGTTTCATGACCGCTTTGCATTGTTCCATGAAGTCCTCTTTGCTTTCCGCTGTGCCCTGGTATTTCGGATAGTCACGACAAGCCCATATAAGCTGTGGGCAGGTAAGGTATCGTTCGTTGTCGAGTCGATAGAAGAAAGCTATTTGCTTTCCCCGGTGGTCGGTTAGGTAGATGGTAACACTCATTCTTTTATTAGTTGTACAGTGTGAAACCTTTGACCGAGAGCCTTTGCTAGTCTTTGTCCAGTAGCTTTGGCTTTCGGTAAAGAGTTTTCGGTTATGGTAAGTATCTTTACTGGCTTATTTGATGCGTCCAGTGCGTAGACTTGATATTGTCTTTTCATTTGTCGGTTAGTTTGCAAGCCATGCGTTGTAAATGTCGCTGTAAGGTACGCCTTTGATTGTTGCAAGCTTGTCAAATACTCTTTCCCGTACTATCGAATCTTCTACGCCTATGTAGCTGTAAGGTTCGGTTATGTTATTGAAAAGCCCGTCAAAGGTTGCGTTTGCGTTTATTTCCTCGCCTAAATTGTCGGACGGGAAAGCTGTAAGGTAATAAGTTTTAATATTCATTTGTAAGGTAAGGTTTAGGTTTATGAGCTGAAGATAGCAAACAAGATAAGAAGCCAGCCGAAGGACAACAAAAGCGGGAAAGCAAAGCTAGTGAATCGATCAAAGGCTGTTGGTTTTAATACTTGGTTTGCGATCATGTCGGCAGGTGTTGGAATGCGATTTATTACTTTGATTTGTTTCATGATATTAATTTTTAGTGTTTCAAGTAAGCTACATTAGCAACTTTGCTATTCCAGCATAGGCGACAAGCTTTGCATTCATTATCCTGATTAGGAGCTTTGCAAGTGAAATCATTCTTTGAAGTTGTAACGGATGAAGTTTGCACACCTAATCTCTTTGCAAGCTTTTCAGGAGCAGGGAAATTAACTTTGTGAGCTGATAACCTAATGACAAGGTTTGAAGGAATAGATCCGTATTGATCAATATATTGTTCGACAAGCTTGTACTCTCTAGTCGGTAACCAATGTTTGGTATCTGGAGTAAGTTTGCAAACTTGTACGATTTTGTGAAGATGCTCAATTGATTGAATGTCTCCTGAATCATGCCAGCGAAAATAATCTTTCGATTGATTGCTAATAAGCAAAGCCATGGAATTTACCCAACGAACATCCGACAAGCTTTGATATCTTTTCTCAAGAGCCGATTGTACATTACCGAATCGATACATACCTTTTAATGCATAGCATTCAAAACAAACTGAACCTTTGATCTTTGCAAGTTTGCTACCTGTTTGGCAACGCTTTGCAGGTATTGAATAAGCTTTTCCCGGCATCTTTGACGGATTTGATAGACCACCAGTGATCTCTTTAGCTTCTTTTAGTTTCATACAGAAAAAACCTCCACTTTGAAAGCTTTAAAACCTTGTGAGATTGCCCAATTAAAACCAAACTTTTCCGCGTTTCTAAAGGTTTTATAAGGTTTATAGAACGAACGAACGATTTGCCCGTTAACATTAATTTCGATAATTTTCATAAGATAAGTTTGGTTTGATCGACAGCGGAATTGCCGGCGACTCCTTACCCATGCCATAACCTTGCCAAGTGTTCCAATAAAAAATTGCAAATGATGTTTGTATAAGCCAGACTACTTGATGTTATAATGATTGCTTATGAGCGATTGTGATCGTTTCAAGTGTGGATTATGAGCGATTGTGAGCGAAAGTTGAACGCTTAAAAAGAAAAGCAAATGTACAAAGACGCATCAACATATCATGATAAGATGATACGAATAACGGCACCGGATCCGGCTTTTGATCGATCAAACAACCGGCAAGCTTTGACGCAATCTGCCTTGGTTATCTGTTGATTTGCGAAAAAAATAAAAGCTTTTGACTTACCTCATGAAATCCGTTGCGTAAATCGTTGACTATCAACATCGTTCGCACAACATTGATTATGTCTAATTACTATAACATCCCCTCCCCTATAAGAATCTTGCGGGTACATGCGGGGGTAATTAACGCACGCGTATATAGCGTAACCCTCTCGCATTTTTCTACCAAAATCTTTTTGAGAAGCCGTTCAGATTTTTCCAACGAAACCTTTGAAGCACCTCAAAAGTTAAAAAAATGATTGATAAACTTATTTGTGTATCATGAATAATGGATAAATCTGAAGCACCTATTTTTGCTTGTTATCTAAGGCATCTACAGCTTCCCGTATACCTGCGTCTATAGCGATCCTTATGTAATCTTCATCGGATGCTACTTCTTTGCCCCATTTAACAAGCATATCGTGCGTACTGTCTTCCATCTCCAATTCCATCTTTACGTGCATCTCCTCTTCTTCAGAGACGATCTTAATGATCGGAAGTTCAGAAATGAGGGAATGCTTCGTCTTCGGCGTCTTCTTCTTCATCGGTTGTAAAGTCTCCTTCGAATATAACGTCATCTGTTTCAGTCAGTACTGACAGCTTACAGAAGTCCAGGCATCCGGCTATAGTGTAATCGTTAAGGTCGTACTCACGTTTGAAGTGATACACAAGCTTTGCTAATTCGTACTGGAACGTTTCTGTTTGTTCGTTAATGTTCATCACAGCTATAGCATACCACTAATCGAGAAGAAAACACAGCTAAATCGACGACCAAGCTGTACACCGCTTAGATACTCACTCTTTAACTTTTATGCTTTACATACTCCCTTCGGCTGTTACTTTGTATAATAATGAGATTTAGATCGTACCTAAAAGGTCCGTTTAAGAGGTCTCTTACCGATAGGTATTCTTAAGAAGAAAGTAAGCAACAACCACAACAGAGGTTACATTAGCTGACGCTTGTTGTAGTAGTTCCTTTTAACAAAGGTAAACCTTACAAACACTACAGCTACATCATATCAATACACCAGTTATTTAGTTAGCTCATACATCCGTTCTTTCGCTAACATCTCTAATACTACAGATTGATAACGTGATCTTTAAATAAGTTTTTAAGGATAGGTGTGTTTACACAGTAAACCTAGTAAATCTAAAATCTAACTTTAGTATTTCCATAGGTAAACTATAACAGATATATAACTGTATTTAAACTAAATAGAGAAACACCTTATATAACAGATATAAAGGTTTGTTATACCCAAGTTAAAGAGGCTTTGTTATTACGCTTATGAAAGCTATCAGTGAAGTCTTGTAGTTCTTTATGAAGGAGTTCTTGTTGTCTATCAACCATCGATTGGTCAGCGTCAGATGCCATCTGCTGTACCCAATAACCAACAGCGATTGATAAGGCGTCAAGACGGTCATCGTGTACCAGTGATCCTTTATCTCTTGTTATCCTTGATAGCTGATACATTAACATATATCTGGTTTGTTGTTCTATAGGGTAGCTAAGAGATGATCTGTAATCATTTGTTATTACCTTAGGGTCTACA